CGCCTACCGGACGCTGGCCTGCTGATCCTGCGCGACAGCGAGCCGGGTAAGCCCGAAGGTACGCTTTCGCCGATAACCTGCCACTACCGGCCCCTCGCCGGGATAGAGGCGGTTGTCCGGGGCCCGGCCCGAGACGCCGCTTTCGACACTTTCACCTCAAGCGTCGGCGCGGCTCGCTCGGAACCGGAGCGACTGGTGCTGGATCATTCACAGCCGCGACCTTCATCCACCCACCCACCGGAGCTCCCCCATGCCCTCGACCCGCGAGACGATCCTTTCAGCGCTGACGGCGCAGCTTGCCGCATACGCGGGCGCCAGCGTGTTGCGCAACGCGGTCCTGCCCGAACGGGTCCCGGCCCAAGGGCTGGTGATCCTGCGTGACGGCAACCCGGGCGAGCCGGATGTGACGCTGAGCCCGTGGCGGGCGTATTACCGGCACCGCGTGGAGATCGAGGCGTTCATGCCGCCGGGCGCGGCGGAGGCGGCGCTCGACGGGCTGCTCGCCCGCATCGGGGCTGCGCTGGCGCATGATGAGAGCCTTGGCGGGCGGGTCGAGCTGATGACGCCGTCCGCGCCGGAACTGCAGCCGATCCCGGTGGAGGGCGGCGCGCCGTTTCTGGCGGCGGCACTGGCGGTGACGCTGGAATACCAGGTCGGCGATCCGCTGAGCGGCTGAGCGCGCCCGACGGGCGCGGCCATCTCAAGACATCACATCTGCACATCACAGGGAGGACCAGCATGGGCAAGCAACGCGCCTATGGCGCCGATGCCACACTCAGGGCGGTGCGAGAGACGCAGTATGGCGGGGCCACCACCGGCCCGGTGCGGGCGCTCGATTTCAAGACGGCGGATCTGTCGGCGAGCATCCCGCTTGGTGGCGATCCGCTTCTGGGCCGCGGGCGCAACGCGCAGGACCCGTATCGCGGGCTGGTCACCGACGAGGGCCAGCTGGAGATCCCGTTCGATCTGCAGGGCACGGGCTGGTGGATGACGGCGCTGTTCGGCGATCCCGAGACCACGCCGCAGGCGGCGACGGGGCGCATCACCTTCACGGACAACCCCGCGCCGGGCGACACGCTCACGCTGAACGGGGTGACATGGACCTTTGTGTCAGGCGTGGCGGCGGGCGACGAGACCGAGATCGGCGCGACGCCGGCCGATACGCTCGCCGCGCTTGCCTCGGATCTCAACGCCGCCAGCGATCCCGACATCGCGGTCGCCTCTTACGCGGTCGAGAACGACACGGCGCTCGTCATCACCCACGACACCATCGGCCCGGACGGCAATGCTGTCATCATTGACGCCTCGGCTGCGCAGCGTTCGGCCCCCACGCTCACCGGCGGCGGCTATCGCCATGTCTGGCGCAGCGGGGCCGACAGCATCCCGTCCTTCCTGATCGAGATCGGGCATCCCAAGCTTACCACCCCGGTCTTCTTTCGCCACGCCGGCGCTGTGCTGGAGGAGCTGTCGTTCCAGATGGGCCAGGAAGGGCCTGCCAACGCCACCGTCTCGGTGGTCGCACAAGGCGAAGAGACCGCCGGCACCACGCTGGACGCAAACCCCGCCGCCTTTGCGCTGCGCCGCTTCAGCCAGGGGCGCGGGCGCATTGTGCGCGCCGGCGCGCCGCTGGCGGGCGTCACCGCCGGATCGCTGACCTTCTCCAACGGCATCGAACGGGTGCGGTCGATCCGCGAGGATGGCAGGATCGATGGCGCGGATCCCACCCTTGCCACCTGCGAGGGCTCGCTGACCGTGCGCTTCGATGGCGAGACGCTGATGGCCGAGGCCGCAAGCGGCGATCCGGTGGCGCTGGTCTACGGCTTCGCGATGGCCGAAGGCTATGCGCTCAGCTTCACCCTGCCACGGGTCTACCTGCCCAAGCCCAAATATTCGATCACCGGCCCCGCCGGGGTCGAGGCGAGCTTCGACTGGCGCGCGGCCGCCGATGCGGCCGGCGTGATGCTCGAGGTCGCGCTTCTCAACGACGTCCCAACCCATGGAGACCCCTGATGATCCGTCTCGACCTGAACGCGGCCATCGACTGGCTCGATCTCGGCCATGGCGTGCAGCTGCGCGTCGCCCCCATAACCACCTCGCTGATGAACCGGGCTCGCGAGGAGCCGATCCTCGCGGATCTGCCGGAAGAGGCCAGCGCGAACAGGCGCGGCATCGCGCTGGCCAAGGCGCTGGCACGCGTGGCCGTGGATGACTGGACCGGCGTGCATGATGCCACAGACGCGCCGGCCGAACTTTCGCCCGAAGGGCTCGACGCGCTTCTGGAGATCGTGCCGATCTTCGAGGCGTTCCAGCTGCGCTACGTGGCCCCGGGGCTGCATCTGGAGCAGGAAAAAAACGCCTCTGCGCCCTCGCCGAGTGGCACTTCAGCGGGGGCGCGCAATACTGCAACAACTGCACCCAAATCTGCCCGCAAGTCTGCGAAGCCTGCCCGGCGCGGCAAAACGCGCCGCTGACGCGGGAGGGTGCGATGGCCTGGGATCTTGCATGCCGGGCCACCGGCCAGCTGCGCGTCTCCGAGGGCGCGGTGCTCGGCTGGGACATGGGCGCGGTGCTGGCCATGGCCACGGCCTGCGGGCTCGACCCAAGGGCCGCGGTAGAGCTTCTGCCGGTGATCGAGGCGGCGATGGTGCGCGCGGTCAACGCGCAGATCCGGGCGCAGCGCCCGCAATAGGCGCACACGCCGTAAATATCACAACAACAGGGATCGGAACCCCAAATGACCAGCGCATCAAAACAGGTCACGGTGCGGCTGGCGGCCGAGGGCGGCCGGCAGGTCCGGGCCGAGATCAAGGGCATCGGGGCCGACGGCGCCACCGCCTTCCAGCGGCTGAGCTCGGAAATGGAAGCCGCCAATGCCCGCGCCGACCGGTTCTTTCGCCGGCTGCGGATTGCTGCCGCGGCGGGGGCTGCGGCCGTGGGGGCTGCGGCCACGGCGATGATCCGCAGCGGGCTGCAGGTCGTCGACAGCCAGGCCAAGCTGGCGCAGTCGCTTGGCACCACCGTCGCCTCGATCCAGACGCTGGAACGCGCGGGCGAACTGGCGGGCGTGTCGATGTCGGGCATCGAGCAGGCGACCAAGGATCTGACGCGCCGTCTCAGCCAGGCCGCGGCCGGGACCGGCCCCGCCGCCAACGCGCTGGACCGGCTGGGGCTGTCGGCCACCGCCCTGATCGCGCTGCCGCTCGATGAGCGTGTAGGGGCGATCAACGCGGCCATCGAAGCCTTCGTCCCCGCTGCCGAGCGGGCCGCTGTCGCGGGTCAGCTTTTCGGCGAGGAAGGCTCCATCGCCATGGGCCGGATCGACAGCGCCACGCTGCGCCAGGCGACAAAGGACGTGCGCGCCTTCGGGGTCGTGGTTTCCGCGCAGGACGCAGCCCAGATCGAACGGACCAATGATGCGATCTCGCGGCTGGGGCTGATCTGGCGCGGGCTGGCCAACCAGCTCGCGGTGGCCGCGGCCCCGGCGCTGGAGGCAGTGGCCGACGCGATGGCCGCACTCGCCGAACGCAGCGGTCCGGTGGGTCAGGCCATCGAGCTTGTTCTGGGCAATCTCGACCGGCTGGCGGCGACGCTCGCGGCCGTCGCAGCGCTTGTGGCCGGGCGCTTCGTTGCGGGAATGGCGGTTGCAGCTGTCAGCGCACGCGGGCTGGCCACGGCGCTGGCGCTGCTGCGCGGGGCGCTCATACGGCTGCCCTTTGTGGCGCTGGTGATCGGCGCGCAGGAGCTGATCCTGCGCTTCGGGCGACTGGTCGCGGCGGCCGGGAGTTTCACGGGCGCCCTCGATCTGCTGCGCGATGTGGCCGCGGAGGTCTGGGACCGGATGGGCACCGGCGCACAGGCGCTCGGGGCGACGGTGGCGGCAGCATGGGCCGGGATCCGCGCCAGCGTGGCGGACGGCGTGCAGGCCAGCCTTGACGCAGTGGCGCGCGGTGCATCGCTGATCCTCAACACCTGGCGCGGCGCGTTCGCGGCGACGCGGGCGATCTGGTCCGATCTGCCGGCCGTACTGGGCGAGGTGGTGACCGGTGCGGCCAATGCCATGGTGCGCGGCGTGGAGCGGTTGCTGAACGCGGTGATCGGACGCGTGAACAGCTTCATCGCGGGGATCAACACGGTGCTCGCAGCATTGCCCGCATGGGCGGTGGGCGAGGACGGCATCCGCATCGGGGCGCTCGAGGATGTCCGCCTTGGAGGCCTCAAAAACCGGTTCTCGGGCGCGGCGGGCGATGCCGGCGGCCGTGCGGCCGAGGCGTTCACGCGAGGATTCGAGCGCGAGTACCGCATCCCCGATCTGGGGCTCGGGGCCTATGCCGACGAGGCGCGTGCCACGCAGAACGCCCTGCGCGGCGTGGCCAACGAACTGCGCGGGGCAGCAACGGGGCCGCTGGAGTCGGTCGAGGCGATCCGGGAGGTGCTGGCACGCACCTCGGAGGTGGCCGATGCGTCAGCGGACTCCGTGTTGGGGATCGGGGACGCCTTCGACGGGATCGCCGGCGGGGAGGATGGGAGCTCCGGCACAAGTTCCGGAAGCGGAGGCGCTGCGGGGCGCGCAGCCAACGCGGCCACGGAGGCCGGCGCTGCGATCGCGGCGGCCGGCGAGACGGCGGCGCGGGGCTGGAATGCGGTCGCAGACAGCCTGCAGGGCTATGCCGGGCGCGCGATTGAGACCGGCCGCCAGATCGGCGACGCGCTGGTGAATGCCTTCCGCGGGGCCGAGGACGCGCTTTTGACGCTGGTCACAAAGGGCAAGGTGGATTTCCGGGATCTGGCGAACTCGATCCTGGAGGACATCACCCGCATCGCGCTGCGCTCGGCGGTGCTCGGGCCGCTCGCCAACTGGCTGGGCGGTGCGCTCGGCGGCATCGGCGGCGGGCTTGGGGGCGGTATGGGCGGCAGCCTCACCGCAGCGGTGGCGCATTCCGGCGGCGTGATCGGCGCCTCAATGCTCCCGCAACGACAGGTGCCGGCCATGGCCTTCGCCGGGGCTGAGCGTTTCCATGGCGGCGGTTATCCCGGTCTCCGCCCCGACGAAGTACCGGCGATCCTGCAACGCGGCGAGCGGGTGCTGTCGCGCCGCGAGGTGGCCGGGGGACAGCGCGGTGGTGTCAGCGGCCGTGACGGCGGCGTCACCGTCAACATGACCATCACCACCCCGGATGCCGACAGCTTCCGCCGCTCGCAGGGCCAGATCACCGCCGAGATGAGCCGCGCCATCGCGCGGGCGCGGCGCAACCGGTAGAGCCAGTAGATAAGGCAATCCATGACCGACTTTCACGATGTGCAGTTCCCCGCCACCATCGCCTACGGGGCCAGCGGCGGGCCGCGGTTCCTGACGGCGATCACCGCCACGCAGAGCGGCCGCGAGCAGCGCGTGGCGCAGTGGCAGCGCTCGCGTGGCGAATGGAACGTCTCCACGGGCATCCGTTCGCGCGCCGACATCGAGGCCGTCCTCGCCTTCTTCTATGCACGGCGCGGCCGCGCGCACGGGTTTCGCTTCAAGGACTGGACCGACTTCCGGGCGGCCGGGCAACGGCTCGGCACCGGCGATGGTGCAAAGACCGCGTTTCAGCTGGTGCGCCGCTATAACAGCGGCGGGGTCGTGCATGAGCGGCGCATCACGCGCCCGGTCGAGGCCACGGTCGTGGTGTATCGCGACGGTATGGAGGTGGGCACTGGCCTGTCCATCGATCACGCGACGGGCTTGGTGACGTTCTCGACACCGCCGGATCCGGGCGTCGCGCTCACGGCCGACTACGAGTTCGACGTGCCCACACGCTTCGACACCGATGCCGCCGATCTCACCGTCGAGACATTCGAGATGCAGCAATGGGGCAGGATTACCGTGGTGGAGATCCGCGAATGAAAGCGATGTCCCCCGAACTGGCCGCGCATCTCGAGGGCGATGTGCTCACATTGGCCACCTGCTGGCGCCTCGCGCGCCGCGACGGGGTGGTGTTTCGCGCGACCGACCACGATGTCGATCTCGCGGTCGATGGCGAGATCTACCGCGCCCGGGCCGGCTATTCGCGCACCGCCGTGGCCTCCGAGGCGGGGCTGGCGGTCGGCAATGTCGATCTCGAAGGCGTACTCGACGATGCCGGTCTCGATGCGGACGCGCTGCGCGCCGGGCTCTATGACGGCGCCGAGGTGCGGATCTTCGTGGTCAACTGGCAGGACACCGGTCAAGGCGTCCTGCGCCTGCGCCGCGGCTGGCTGGGCGAGGTCACGATGTCGAGCGAGGGCCAGTGGCGCACCGAGCTGCGCGGCATGTCCCAGGTGCTCGCGCAGCGGCTGATCGAGCCCTACACGCCCGACTGCCGCGCCGATCTTGGCGACGCGCGCTGCGGGGTGGCGATCACGGATCCGGAATGGACGCGACCGGGCCTTGTCACCGCGCCGCTCGACGCGCTGTCGTTCACCGCGGCGATCGATATCATCGACAAACCCGACGACTGGTTCGCCGGCGGCGTCATCATCTTCACGTCGGGGCAGAACAGCGGCCGCGCCATCGAGGTAAGAGGGTCCAGTTTGTCGAGTGGCGAACTGGTGCTGTCCTTCCCGCCGCCCTTTCCGGTCGGCACGGGCGACGTCTTCGAGATCTATCCGGGCTGCGACAAGCGGCTCTCCACCTGCATCGATCGCTTCGACAATGTGCTCAATTTCCGGGGCGATCCCTTCGTGCCGGGCGCCGACAAGCTGACGGAGACGCCAAATGCGCGGTGACGACGTGACCGCCGAAGCCCGCCGCTGGATCGGGGCGCGCTGGCGCCATCAGGGCCGCGGGCCGGCCGGTGTGGACTGCATCGGGCTGCTGATCGTGGTCGCAGATGCGCTTGGCGTGCCGCATCACGATGTGACGGGCTATGACCGGCGCGCGACCGGCACCAGGCTGCTTGCGGAGTTTGCCCGCGCGCTGGATCCGGTCGCAATGCCCGACGCGCGCCCCGGCGATATCCTGGTCTTCGCCGAGACGAGCTACCCGTGCCAT